CACGTTGACCACTCGGTACTGGTTGGTGGGCGGTGTGACTGCCGTAAAAGTCGGCAGAATCTGCGCGGCTGTTGGGGCGCTTGAATTAGCGGTAATCACAACGGTTGGGCCGTTTGGAAAAAATGCGGATTGTTCGTTAGCCATGTTTGTCTTTCAAGGTTGTTCAGCGGCTCGTGCCTCAACTTCATACGGATTCATTTTATAACCATAGCGCAGTAGCCAGAAGCTGTACTTAATTAGGTACACTAGTTTGCCATCGCGCTGCATCTGCTCCAAGTGTTTGCGTTCGTGGCGTATCAATGTTTCGTGCGTTTCATAGCCTGGCGCCATGTAAATGACATTCCAAAAGCTAGTCCAGCCTTGAAATCCACATGCCTTCATGTAGAGCAAGATTGGGCCAGAGGCAGTGCGGATCATGGCTTTGCAGTAGCTTCCTGTGCAGCCTTGTAAGCTGTCACCACAGCAGCCGTGTGCGTTGCTTTGCAGATAGCCTTTACTCGGGCATCCTCGGCGCTGTAGTCGTCACCGGGGGCAACAACGTGGCGGTGGAACGTGCCGCTGATCTGCTTGCCATCTTCCATGATGGCGGTCTTAGTGCGTACTTGCACAGAGCCGTTTTCGATCACTTCGATACGGTCAACGATTTCAATTTTTTCTAAAGCCATTTTGATACTCCAATCAAAACCAAATTCCAGTGAGCCGCACTGATACGGTTAAAGATTACCTTCAGATACCCATGTACCCGGACTTCCAGCTACAGTGTTGCGCCAACCTTTTGGGCTGCCAACAACAGGCACGGACTGAGCAATTCGATCACCAACCTGCCAACTGCCGCCTGGGGGTGTTGAATTAAGACGCTGTTCAAGGTTTACGCCAGCAACACTATTACTGATTTTTGCTGTATTAGCCATATCAAAATCATTGCTATCGTCAAAATACACATTGCTGCAAGTACCGCCTGATAGAAAACGATAAAGAGTTCCTGAACGCGATACATTGCCAGCCCCTCGAACATTTGAGCAGTCTTGAACGTACAAACCAATATAACCTGCTCCACAAATGTTGTTTGAAACAGTTGCACGGTCAAGATTGTTTAGATTTATGCTGACACTTAAAGCGCCAGTGCTAATCAGCGTGTTACCGCTAAACGTACCTGATATAGTTGTGCCTGACCCCGATTTATATGTGTATATCTGGGCATCATTTCCACCTTGAACAACGTTACCCGTCACAGTAACGTTAGCCATACCAGATGCCGATTGTACGTTTAGAACAATTCCACCCCTTGCTACGTTTGTCGGAGCAGAAACAAAATTTCCAGTAATTGCTGTGTTCGCACAGTCAATTCCAAGAATGCCGTGTCCATTTGTAGAATCTGAATAATTAACAATGTTTCCAGTTACTGTTGCGCGCGCAGTGCTAATGACGATTCCACTGTATTTGTTTGTTGAAACTTTGTTATTTGACACAACCACTGGTTCAAGTGTCTGACCAAGCGCAATATCAAATGAAATTGAAATGCAAGCGGGGCTGTTTGTTCCAAGGGTTGTATTTTGACAGCAATCTTCCAAAACATTTTCGGTAACAATGCATCCACCAGCAGACTGAACGTAAATTCCATTGCCACTAGCACCACTTAAAGCAGAGCCGAGAATTCCAAATATGTGATTTTCTTGGACAATGCTTTGTTGATTTCCGGGCGTAACCTGATAAAGCACAACGCCGTAACCAGTTTTTGGATTGATTAAGTTTCCAATAATTTTATTTCGGTAAGGTGTTTTTCCTGCACTCGGGCCTTGGGCAAATATGCCAATCGTACCGCTACCAAAACATCGGTTGTTAGAAACTGTGTTGTACCAAGCATCGTTATAAACGCCGATGTCGTGCGCGTCTGGGTGTGTGCCAAGCGTGTCGTGTACATAACAGTTTGTCACTGTGCAGTAATCGGACTCATTGAGAAAAACTCCAGAGTATTGCATACCTTCAAATTCAACGCCATCAACCATGCACTGAGTACAAGTGTTTAAGTTAATACCGCCATTTAGTCCAGTAGCCCCCGCTGCGGTGTACTTAAACTTACCGCCAAAAATCTTTATGTTAGTTTTTGAAACAGCAGAAAACAAGGAAATGCTTGTGGTTGCCGATTGCACAATAGCTTGCGGATCAAATTGTATTTCAATGTTTGACGGCAAGTTAATAGCAGCCGTAATAAGATATGTACCTTCAGGAAAAAAACATGAACTTCCCTCTGATGCTGTTATTGCTGCCTGAATAGCAGTTGTTGAGTCTGCAACTCCTGAAGGGTCAGCGCCTTTATCAAGCACGTTGATCGGCGCACCCTCAATCATCGAATAGGATACTTTGGTAAGCGACATATCAGTAATCCTTAAACTTCGTACGAAAGGGAAAGACAGCAATAGTCATTAGCAATAACATATGCTGATCCTGAAAGTTGAACAGTAGTTCCAGAGATGTAATTCAAATATATTGCAGGCACGGAGATAAGATTTGCAAGCCCAAAAGTTGGGCCGGTTAAATTATTTCCATTTGCCGCATAAGGCAATCCCGTAATAATTGGGAATCCTGTGCCAGCACTAGACAAAGTGGCCCGCAAGTTAATTGTTACAAATACACGGTTGCCAATTTTTGTATAAAAACCAAGTTGGGTTGTATATGATGTTATGGTTGGTGCAATACCGCTGCTAGTCAAAACCGGGGTAAACGTACCTTCTTCGTAGTCATCAAACAATTCACTGGTCATGCCAGGAGCAGCAGGGTCAATAGAAAAGTCAATGCCTTTGCCAGATGTGCCGATAACCAGGTTACCGGTAGATAGAGTAACGTCACCAGGCAAGGTAATCGGCGTTGCAATTTGGCTGGCGTTGATAACTGAATTTGCTACTTTTAACATGGCGATTTCCTAGTTGTAAACAACTTCAATAATTGCGTTTAATGGTGGCGCTTGGCTGAAAGTCACCGTGCCGCTGGTTACGGTATAAGTGTTGCGGTTTTGATACACACCATTGATGTAAATGGCGGTGAAACCGTTGACCACCGAAAAAGCAGTTGTTGTTCCGTCACCAACAGCATTAGAGGCAAAAGTGCTGCCGTTGATGTTGTCAACAGTCCAGATCAACACACCGACACTGGTGTACAGGGCAAACTTGTAGATAGCACCTTCCAGCCACACATTGGCCTCGCCCCGGCTGTCTAAGACGATGGGGTTGGTGTTGGCGCTGACGCCAGTACTGTCGGTGTAAGTGGCTAATGGCGTGGTCGAGCCAGCCTCGTAGGTATACAGCAGCCCACCAGCCAGCGGTGCGCCGTTGGCATCAAAGAATTGCAGCTTGGGCGTGGGGGCTAAAGATGTGGTAGCCATGTTACATACCTTGGTTTGGTGGCGGCATCATTTCAGGCGGCATCATTTGTTCTTGTGGCATTGAACTCATCAGATCACCGCTAGTTATCATGCCTTGCACAGTGCCCAGCACAATCTCTTGTATCTGGTCAGGCGTCATGGCAGCGGCCATTGCGGTCATGCGTTTAGTTTCTACATCGTAGGCTTTGACCTCAGAGTCAAACCGCTTGATCTCCAAAGTCTGCGCTTCCATCGACTCTTGGACGTTTTGCAGCATTTCTTGCATCTGCTGCATTTCCTGACCCATTGCCTGCATCTGCATATTGGCGGCTTGCAGGGCTGGGTCTTCATCGTCGCTCAAAAGTTTGGGGTCAATGGTCTTAGCCAAGCGTTTAGCCAACTCATCAGCCCCAGGCCAATCCATTGCCTTAACAAACAAGTCGCCTGCAATTCCCATGAGCGCTGGGTTGCCTTGCAGCAGTTGGGCCATTTCTTCCCGTGTCTCTTGCCGTCTGGTGCTGTAGCTGGGGCCGGTGGTCACCACCACATCGTACTTGCCGACATTGGGGTTGTAGATTTTGTCAATCTCAATGCCCTCTTGATTGACGATCCGCTTAACCGGCATCTCTTGGGACGGGTCAATCTTCGCCATCTCAGTATCGCCATCCTCGCCAATAATTCGGGCAATACGCTGGGTGTCGTAGATTTTGGGGATCATGTCCACCAGTTGCCGGGTCACATAGCGGATGGCACGGGCTAGGTTGTCAACATAGTGGTAAGTGCCAACGTCACCCTCGCGCTGACGGGCCAGAATGGCCTTGCCGCTTCGCTCATTACCGCCCATACCCAGACTGGCGTTGTACTGCCCAGTGGCCGCTTTGATGTCCTCAGAAGCGCCCGATTTGGCTTGCAAAAGGCCAGTTGAGGCCATCGGCGGCTGGGCGCGTTGGGGCAGTGGCAGGGTTGCACCAGCGCCGTCTGTAACGTCTGGATTGACCTCAAGGTAGGGCCAGTTGGTGGTGTTGGCAGTCTTCCACTGGGTTTCGTACCCTTCGAACTGCCCACCATAGCCAATGAACGGAGCCTTGGGCGCCAGGGCCAGCATCTCTGCTTCTTGGCTTACCCAATAGTTGTACATCCGTTGGGCGTCCTTGGCGTTTCGCACCAAACCCGAGACATAAATTTGCCCGTTGACCTCAAACTCATTGCCAACCACCCGCACAATGGGGATGTACTTACCCGCCCAATCGCGCTTCTCCAGCACCTCGTAGCCGTTGGTCTTGACCCAGCAAACCTTCTCCCGCTGCGAAATCCGAGTCTTCAGCGGCTTGCCGTAGAGCATCTTGAGTTGCTTGTCATCAGGCGTGTTGTTGAACGCCGTGATGTTGTTGGGGTACAAGTTGAGTGTCTCGGCCTTGTACTCCCGATAGAAGTACTCCGCAATCCGCACTGTCTCATCGCGCAGCCATTGCTGAAGGTCTTGGTCGCCCAGACCCAGAGACAGCAGGCTACTGATAGGCGCAGCGTCTGGGTACAGGCGCTCGTACTCGTCCTTGGGTACATCGTCCGTAACAAAGCACCACCGCGCATCCGCACCGCATGGGTCTTGGATAGCAGGATCCATGTAGACCGAGAATGAGTTGCGAATCCGCCCTATCTTGAGTTCCTGGTCAAAGCTGTTTTCGTCGCAGTATTCAGTTAGTACGCGAATGTAGCCTTCACCGTAGGTAACCTGGTTCTCGCAGGCAGTCGCGTAGGCAATGTCAGCATCACTGATATACTCAATGTGCCGCACTATGCCGTTGAATATCTCCGCCATCTCAGGGTCAGCAACGTCATCCGCAGGTATAACTTTGCCGCTCGGCTTGTTGTACCGTTGGTCGTTGGTGACTTGCCGCACGTGCTGCGGCAACTTGTTAATAGTTAGGCAGGGACGGGCGTTGATAGTCTGCCCTTGGACGGCCCCGCGAGTTGCCAGTACGTCAGCAGGCCACTGCCACTGGTTGTCCGGACTACCCGCCATAAACCGCAGGTCATCAAGTTCGTTGCTGCGCGAGTCGCTGTAGGCATCCACCGCCATTGTCATGCGCGAACGCATGGTGGAGAGCATATCGCTGTACTCTACGTCATCGCCCCCACCAACATCGGCAACCTTGCCAACCTTGTTAATGCCGGTGTAGTCAGCCATTATTTTTTCTTACCTTTAGGGGTGGACTTTTCAGCTTCACGCTTAACAGCATAGGCAATGGCTACGCTTTGTTTAATCGGTTTTCCCGATTTTACTTCCGCCGCAACATTTTTACTAAATGCAATTTTACTTGAGTTTTTGATAAGTGGCATTTTGTGGGCCTCGTTCAACGTAATCAAGGATAACATCAATGTGTTTCTCAAACCATCCTAGCCGAGTGTTGCATTGCTGGCACAAAACGCCTCGATAAGTTTTTGGTATTTTATGGTCAATGCACATTTTGCTTGCTTTTTGGCCGCAAATTTCGCATTGTTGTGACCGCAAATACGTGGTTTCTTCAAGACTTAGCCCATATTTTTTCTTGACATCATACCGAAGCTGATTTAACCGCAAGTTTGCAGGCAACGTCCCATTGTTTGCAAACTTGTGTTTCATTACTTCTTCTTCGCCGTCTTGGCAGAATTTACAAAATCTTGCTTGCTAGGCGCTGCCTTGCTGCCGACTTTGTTCATCTTCTCGCCAGAGCCAGCCTTGATACGGGCTTGTTTGGCGTTAATGTTGGCATAGAGGCCGGGTTTAGCTGATTTCATGATTTCTTCCTTGCCATAGGTTTGTGAAGGCTAGGTTCCATCTTCTTTTCCATAGCGGCATAGGCTTTTTTGCTTGGGGCCATTTTCTTTTCAGCAGCCTCCATCTTTTTGGATTCGCCTTTGCCAAACGGGTTCATTTTCTTTGTAGCCATAATTAGCACTTCCATCGTTTAAGCGCAGCTTTAGCACGTTCGCCATCCTTGGCATTCGCCGCTACTGCACCCATTCTTGCACAAAATGAATCCTTGCGGCCCTGATCAGCCTTGGTCTTGGGGTTAGGCGCAGGAGCCTTCAAGTTAGAGCCAGTGGCTGCATTGTAGACAGCCCTACCCTTGGCAGTCAAACCAGCGCCCTTGGACGTTGGCAGCTTCTCGCCACGCCCAACTG